CATTGACCCAGTCGATGGTCATTTGACCCATCTTCTTGATCAGATCGATCGGCTTCTCGAGGACATCACCGATGACCTTAAAGACCTTGGCCAGTCCGTCACCATCTTTGATCGCATCTCGGATCTTGACGACGAAATCACCAATGTTACCAGTGATCTCAAGGAATCCACCACCGACACCCTTCGTCTCGCCCAGGAGGCGTCCGAAAAGACCGATGATCTGCATGAAGATCATGCGGCCGATGTCCAGAGCAGCGAAGAAACCCTTAGCCGTGCTCTTGATGTTGTCGAGAGTGGCGGCGCTAGGCATGAGGGTCTTGGTGAAATCGAGAACCGCTTGTGTCATAGACATAAGCTGCTCCACCGTAATCGGCGGGAAGATTTCACGGAAGGCGTCCATCACCGGCTTCACAATGGCCAGAAGCGCATTGAAGGCGTTGGTGATGGCGTCGATGACCATTGTACGGCCGCCCTGGTCCTTCCATGCCTGGAGGATTTGGTTACGGGCCTCGCCGGCCGCGCCGATCATCGGACCGAGGGTATCGTTGACCTTTGTGAAAAGGGTCGTGGCTTCGTCAAAGTCACCAAGAAGAATGCCGAACGTTTCGGACCATGCCGAACCAACCGCTTCCCTCATCGTTCCGATCAGCTGAGTAAAGGTACGAACCTTCGTGGCCGCTTCTTCAGCGGTCTTCTGCTGCTGTTGGAACGAGGCGATCTGAGCATCGGAGAGTCCGAGCGCGGCCATAGAGGCGGCGTCCATATCCCCAGCCATGATGTTGAGGTACTTGGACATGACGTCAGCCGTCAGCCAGCCCTTCTCCAGGGAACCATTGAAGTTCTGCTGGACCTCTTCCGCAGACGTACCATTCGCCTCGAGGGTCCCCATCGCCGCAGCGATATCGAGGATGCCCTGCTGCATATTCTTGTTACCCATACCGACGTTCTGAAGGGAACGCCAGTCCATGAGGGTAATCTTTCCCGCGGACAAAGCCTGGGAAAGCTGATATGCGGCACTAGCTGCGCCCTGAGCGTTGGTTCCGGACGCGGCAGCCGCGTTCGAGAATCCCTTGATCATGGACGTCGCCGAGTCGATCTCAATACCAGCGTTCGTGAACAGACCAATGTTCTTGGTCATGTCGCCGAAGTTGTAGATCGTCTTATCGGCGTAACTGTTGAGTTCGTCCAGGGCCGCAGTTACCTGCGGAAGGGTTGTTCCAAACTTCTGGGTGTTAGCCAGAATAGTCTGGATCGACCCCATCTTCAGCTCGTACTCATCGAAGCCGGCTTTGATTGGGTCGATTGTGAGAGACTTCATCATCTGGGTTCCGGCGTTCACAGCCTTGTTTACCAGATTGTTGAGGACCGTAAAGCCGATGGCTCCGAGAGCGGTGAACTTGTTCGAGAGGTTGTCGATACCAGCGGCAAGACCATCAAGAGTGAACTGCTTTCCAGCCTTTGCCAGATCGCTGAGCCCCTTAATTGCCCCGTCGAGATTCAGACCCTTCTTGAGCTTGTCAAGCGAGGACAGTGTTTCCGAAACACCAGACTGAAACTGGCTGTTCTGGAACTTCATAGCGACAACGCGCTCGTCAATGTTCGTGCTCATGCAGAAGTCACCGCCTTCCAGACCTCGTCTGCTAGTTTGTCCATAATCGGCCGAAGAGCCGGGTTGATAAAGTCCTGACCCTGGACATAACCACCAGTACCAGTACCATGGCCATACTGCAACATGATTACGACCGGAAAGCCGTTCTCAATGTCACTGTTAGTCCACGTGATGCTATAGCCTGCTTTGCCGCCTTCTACGGTATAGCCCCAGGAAGTGGCGGCTCGGCTAGTAGCTACGGGAGTGGCATTACTCAGAGCGGAAACGCCCATCTTGCCGTATTTGTGCAAGATGGTCAGGACATTTGGCTCAAGCATCTTTTTGAGTGCCGCTTCAGTCTTGTTGAAGTTGCCGCTCTGAGTAATGGTAATCACGATTCACTCCCATTTTGATTACTTCGAGATGACCTCTGCGAGATCCAGAGTGGTTTTGGTCAGCTGTTCCATCCCGAGAAGGATAAGACGGAAGGCTAGGCCTGAGTTCTCGGCCAGTTGCTGATCTGTGAATCCGAGAACCCCTCGAATACTGTTGAGCGAAGGAGAGGCGCCCTCCGGACCCAAAAGGGCCTGAAGTTCGGCGATTGCCTCTCCAATCTCGATCTTCTTCTCAGCCACGGACACTTTATCCTCGACCAGAGTTTTCTGATATGCGAGATTTGCCGTCGTGATGAGTTCGGTAAGCTCGTCCTTGGACAGATTTGCGATGTCGGGTACTGCCATGATTCTCCTATACTCCGTTTACCCATTTAAGACCATCGAGGCTGAACCAAGAGGCTCCACCAGCAATTGGTACGACCCCTCCGGGGATATACTGGCCGCCATTATCTGAGACATCTAGTAGACCGGAGATGTCGACCCGCCCACGAGCAGTAGTCGCTACCGTATCAAAGATCAAACGGCCAGAATAGGTTCTGATATGTTCCAACTCCCATAAGCCCCTTGGTCATACATAGACCGTCGCCCCGTCTGAGGAATCCCGGAGCAGGGAATGACGACGAATATCGAGACCAGCTATTAATAAACCCCGGGGCGGTCTTCCACGTGTTCAAGGTGAAAGCGTCTGCCGTTGGGATTGCAACGCTCGACAAGCTCATCCAGCTTCCAGATGTTGAAGGGCTCCCAGCTTTCCATTCGAACCCAGCAGCCGTCGGGGAAACTACTGCGGTTGAGCCGATGACTGCAAAAGTATCAGCTCCCGTAGTTCGGAAGTGTTTTCCGCCCTCGGAAGGTGCGGTTCTATAGGCATCCGGTAGATTAACCATCACCTGATTGTCCGTGGGCGAAGAAGTGGTAAGTTTGACCAACCCACGACCCCATGTGAACCCGTAAATGTCTTTATAGAATGCTGGTTTGCCGAATACTGTCTCGAATGTTGCATCCGAGGAAAAACCCGTACCGAACGACGATCCCGCAGTTCCGACAGGAATCCATGTAGCAGTGTTTGCGGGCCAATAGGCAATCCCGTCTAGCGACAAGTAACCATTCGTGATGAACGCGGTGCCTCGAACGACGATTGTTCCGTCGGGTTTGATGCTTACCGACTTGTTACTGTCGCTGTTATTGACGTAGTGAATGATTTCAAACTCGGGACGAAGTTCGGTCTCCATCCCGCTTACAATAACCGCAGCGCCGGCCGGAACACCATTTGTGAATCGAATAAGCCCGGTCAGAACCACCAAACCCGAAGGAAGTCGAGTGGCCCTAGGCTCAGACCACACCGAGGTGGACGTAGACTCATTATAGGTCTGCCAGTTCGGACCCAAGGTAAGACCGTAGACCCGATGACCGTTGGTGCCCAATTCGAACTGGGTCTGACCAATAATAACCCATCGACTACCGAACCTCGAAAGGGAAACTCTACGAGAATATGATGGGAGATAGGGAGCCACCCATTCGAGATTGTTGGTATATGACGAATCCCCATCGATCATTACCGAGGTAGGACCAATGCCCTTATAGGAGGGGTGTAGTGTACCAACAACCGTTGTCTGTGGGAGTCGAGCATAACCGATAGTTCCACTATCAATCGCACTTGCGTCGATCTTATTGACTTCGGCCTCGATATGCCAAGGATCAGCCGTCGAGCCAGAGCCCGTAAGTTCGATAAGAACTGAGGTGGTATCCTCGGCCTCTAGATGTGACAAAGTAGCAACGTTACCGGCGTTGATCGGTGTACCACCGTGAGTGGTAAGGATCAGATCGCCGCCGGAGTCAACCGTGCCGGAAACGACAGAAGCTGCCTCGATGGCCAGCATACGATCTTTGTCTAGGACTTCTGCCATACCCATGGGCAACCCCTTTCAGAGTGAGGAAATACGAAAAGTGTCGCTCGAAATTCGAACCACAGAAGGCCAGTCCATAGCAAACATGCCAGGACCGGTAGGATATACCACACTATCAGGACCTTCGACCCGAACCACCCCGTCGCCAAGGTTGGTAACCTTGAATATGGCATACGACTCAAACAGCGCCATCACTTCTTGGATCGTGGGGAACTTCGGATCCGTGATGGCGCTGCCATAAAGAAGGTTCTCGATGTCGGTCAGGACCCCCGGATATACCTTGGTGGAATCGATGATCAGATGAGAAGTGGCCCGAAGATTCGGAATGAATTCTGGCTTGGTCGTCAACTCCCATGAGAATGGAGTTGGATCGATCGACCCGTCTAACGTTGAATATTCTCTAGCCGTGGGGGCGGCCAAAACATTATAGACCAGGTGGATCAAATATCCGCGATCGATGCCCTTTTCGTCATCGGCGACTAGTGTTCGATAGGAAAAATTGAATGTTTTTCGAGACTGATCTGTCCAACCGTCTTCGGCGATCCCATCATATTCTTCGAACTCCGGGGGGTACGTCACCGCCGTGAGTTCGGCTGAAAATACCCCGAGGGACAATTCAGTCTGAATCTTTGCTCCGTCAATATAGATAATTCTAGCGTCGGAGTCTTCGATAGTCTCGTTCACAGAGACGATACCGTCCCATTGAACGCCGGGGCCGACCGAAGGATAGAATACACCTCGGTCGGCTCCAGCGTTATAGGAAATAGAATCGATCTCATGCCAATTGAGTCTCGTCATGAGATCGTCTCCACTGTTTAAAGGAACGTAGCCGAAACCTGGGCACCAACCGCGACAGCGGCAACATCAGTAGCCAAGGGGCCGGCTGTGATTGCAATACCAATGCCAGTCGCGAATCGCTTACCCATCGCGCCGAATTCAAACGAAGCAACGCCATTTACAGGCACCGGAATCGTGAACAATGGAACATCAGTACCCACCGTAGGCGCGGTTGTCTTGTTATAGAACTTAACATAGATGAGCGCCGCTGTCGGATTGAAAATGCTGGCTTCAAGAAGCTGACCGGCAGAGTTCTTAACGACGGCCGCGTTCGTCGTCGCTGCAGAAATCAGACCATAGTTTGACGGGGTTCCGGGCTGAACGATGGTCGTACCATTGATGCTAACCGTTGCGGTCTGCGTGGCGGGAATCGGTTCCGTCGCATAGGCGCCACGAACAACAGTCCATGTCGGAGTCGAGTTGTTCGTCGGAGTTGTAGTGCATCGAATTCGGAACCACTTGAATCCGTTAACCGAGAGCTCCCAGCCATACGCCTGAGCAGCGCCAGCGGCGAGGCTCGACGTAGCCCGAGAGTTTTCGACAGTATTGCTATCGGTTCGAACCGCCTGAACCGAGAACCAGGTACCGTCCACACCATCGGTAGAATCGACCGATCCTTCGAAAGCGAAAGCGCCGGCCGTGGTCGGAGAGGTACCAAGGTTCTTTAGGTGGAAAATAATGTTGGAAGCGTCATTAACGTCCACGGCAAGAGCCTGCGCGGAAGCAGTAAGCGCGCCCGAAATCGTCGGATATGCTCCCGGCTTAGAATCCGTCTTGAGTCGACCACTCGCTGAGACCAGAAGAGGTGAAACCTGGTCCGCCACAAGGACGGGATCGACGAGAGCCGCCACTGCGGACAGGAGCAGGTTTGTTACACCCATTTTTAGTCTCCAATAACTTGTTTAAGAGTGGAATATGTTCCTTGAGATTTGTCCAACCATAGGGAAGAAACCCCCTGGGGAAGGGCCGGAACAATCGAACTGATAATCGTCGGAAGCATGGCAACGCCAAAGAGACCGGTGTCATATTTGACCATGACTTCGAGCTCTGCATAGCTGGCAAACATGACCAGAATCTCAGAGATCGACGGCATTCGAGGATCGGTGATCGCCGAACCGTACAGAATACTTTCGATCTGATCCATTAGAAGTTTCGAAGACTGACGACTATCGATAATGAAGTGTGCCGTAGGCTTATAGCCCGGAACAGGGATAGGCAACGTCGAAATATCCCAGTCGAAATTTGCCGGTGTTACCGATCGTTCAAGAGTCTTGTTCTCTCTAGTCGTAGGCTTCGCCAGAGCATTATATACGAGATGGAGCTTGTATCCGTGCTCAATACCATCTTCGTCGTTACCGATTAGTGTACGATATGTGAGATCGAAAGGCTTCCGAGGCTGCTGTGTAGCGAACAGACCATTTGAAAGCAAAGCCGTACCGTCACAAACGCCGAATTCATCAGGGGAAGAGAAGGCGCTGATCGTGGCCTCGAATTCCTCTGCCGCAGCGACGTTAAGATACTTGATCCCGTCCATGTAGTAGGGAACCGGATCACCGCCAGAGGGATTCTCACTAACCGAAATGAGACCGTTCCAGGGAACCCCCGGGGTCGTGCCAACGTACAGCACGCCTCGATCGGTTCCCGATTCAAAATATCGCTGACCAGACAGGCCCCAAGCGAGTTTAGCCATGGACTGCTCCTATCCGGTAGTCTTGTTTTGGGCGAGACGCTGTTCGTTCAACGCTCGACGCTGTGCTGCCATGTCGCCTCGAGTCTGCTTCTTAGGCGGAGCATTCTTGAGATTCACAACCCTGACCAAAGTCAGGAATTTCTGGAGATGCCAATACTGACATTCCATGGGGATGTTTAGGGCGATGATCCAGTAGTACATGATCTCCGCGGTGATGGTTTCACCGTTTGGACGGTTGGGACCTTCGTCTCGGAACCAGGTAGCCGTCATCTTGAGATTGATGTACTCATTTACATCGGAGATGTTTTGGTTTGAGAGATGCGCATAGACATTTGGGTCTACGACCGGGGAGATTGTCATACATTTGATGTATTCAAGGATCTCATCCCCGGACTTTTCTTCCTTGACGAGGAAGGGTTTTGATGTCAGCGACTCCCATTTTGAAACGGAGGCCAGGGAGTGTTCGAGCAACAGCTCTTCTCCTTGGAACGTGATGAACTTTTCAGTCGCCTCGTCCCAGTCGGTAGAAGCAGGTACTGTTACACCGAGCATCCCCGGCCTCCTTTCCAATGACGGTTAGACCGTCTTCTTGAACGTCCAGTCGTCGTCCGACATGGGCGTGAACTGGTAGCCAGCGATCGGCTGCGCCTTGATAACGAGCGAGTCGTTGAGCGTAGTGATCGTAACGGAACCAGTGACGACGGCGTTCGTGTCCGCGCGACGGTAAACCACACCGGTGACGGTCGGGATGGTGATGACACCAGCCGTGGTGGCGGTCGGGGCGGTCGGGGTGACCGCAGTGACCGTACCAGCGAACATCGCGATGACCTCGTCGGGCATGGGGAGGCGCGGTGAAGTACCGGCCGTGCCGTAGAGAGCATTCTCGAGGACGGTCAGCGCGGACTGCGCAACCTTGGTCGAGTCGATCGTCATCGTAGCCGTGGGCTTGAGGCCCGTGACGGGGACCGCGGTCGTGGTCATCTCCCAGCTGAATGTAATCAGCTCAGGAGTGTCATTGACAGTCGCGTATGCCTTCTCAGAAGGTGCCGCGAGGGCGCCCCAGACCAGGTGAAGCTTGTAGCCGGCATCCGGCGACAGGTCATTACCGATCTTGGTGCGGTACGACAGACCGAACGACTTACGAGTCTGCTGACCGACCGAGACACCAGGCTGGGGAGTGGCCGTGCCATCGCACTGACCGAACTCCTTCGGGTAGGTGTAAGCCTCGATCGTTCCGCCGAACTCCTCAGCCGAGAGAAGGTTCGCGTACTTGATGTTGTCTGCGTAGAACGGCGTCGCCTCGGCACCCGAAGGGCTTTCAGTGACGGCCGTCAGACCATTCCAGGCGAAACCAGTGTCGTAGACACCGCCCGTCGGAAGGTACAGGACGCCACGGTCGACACCAGTTTCAAACTGACGCTCACCCGTTCCGTCCCAAGTAAGTACAGCCATGATACTTCCTTTCTAGAAGTAAATGTTGTAGACGTCGTGGTTAAGTTGATTAGCCACGAAGAATCTCTGGAACTCGGTCAAAGGAAGTTCCTTAACCTTGTCAGGGATCTCTGAATCAGGATCCGAGTCGATAACAGTAACCTGATATCGCTTCAGATGACGGTAAGGGGCGTTGTTGGCATACTGAATGTCTGCGTAGTCTCGCTTGTAGACGATGCACGGGTATTCCATACGAACGTTTTCCGCGGGCTGGAAATATGCCTTCTTTCCCGAAGGAAGAAGCGCAGTGAGAACAGCCTGGAGTTCAATCCGGGGTCGGGCCATTGTAAACACCCCCAAGCCTCAAGATCAAACGGGGAGCCTCGACATTGACATTACTGACAATCCAGAGGCTCCCCATCCACTTGATGTACCGCATGGCGTGGAAGTTCTCATTAGCATAAGCATCAGCCACGATGCTAATGGAGTTGCCCACCGAGAGATCGTTATTAACTTTCTCTCCCTCTTGCAAGGTACGAGAGTTGCGGAGGACGTCGCCATAAGCTTTGCGCTCGGTGACGACGTCCTTCCACACTCCCGAATCTGGCGGGCTCTCTACCGTGTGACCGTATCCGATTTCACCGTAGAACTTCGCCATTTTGAATCCTTAGGACAGAGGACGGGTGAAGGCCCAGTCGTAGTCGCCACCGTGCGGGAACGAGTAGCCCGCGGCCGGCGCAGCCTGGACGTTCAGCGTCGCGCCAGCGGCGAGAGCGGTCTGAGCGCCTGCGGTCAGCGTGGCGTTGGTGTCATCGTTCTTGTACACGACACCGGTCTGCGACGGGATGGTCACGACGCCGGTACCCGACACGAAGGTGGGGGCGTTCGGGGTCACAACGTTACCCTGGTTGTACTTGATCGTGACGGCAGCCTTGGGCTTGGTCAGCGCACCCGAGATTCGGGTCTCGATCAGGTACTTCTGCTGGTTGTAGTCGATGTCGAAGTCATCGAACGTGTTGATCTCGCCGCCCTTGTCCGCGCCGACCTGGTAGTCGGTGAGGTTGACGATGATACCCACGATGTCGGGCACGCGCTCCATGGTCTCGACGACGATGATCTCCTTGACGCGGAGAGCAGCAGCGAGCTCGGCCTCGGTCGCGTAGAAGCGACGACCCAGGGTGTCCTTATCCAGGATGAGGTCGGTGAGGACATCGTCCGTGGTGTAGAACGTCGGAGTGCCGGTACCCTTGTAGTGCTTGCGGGCACGCACGATCTGCTCGACGATGTCGGCAGGCTCCGGGTTGGCAGAGAGCTCGATGGTCGTGTTGTACATGTCGACATCGAACGCGATCGGACGAAGGTGGTCCTCGTCGATCTTGTCCTCGTCGTCAGGCTCGCGACCGTCACCAACGAGGATGGCCGAAGCGATTTCCTCATCGAGCATGAGGCGCATCTCACCCTTGAGCCAGGTGATGATGTCGACCTCGGTGATGTCGACGATGTCGTCGCGGTCAAGCTTCTGCTTCTTGTAGATGGTCTTGGGCGTGGTGACGCGCTTCAGAAGCTTGAGCACCTCGTCCTTCTTCATCGTACCCTTGACGTAACCCTTTGCACGGGCCTCGTCGGCGGTGATGTCGGCCGAAAGGGACTTCACACGCGAGAAGGGCGAGCGGTGGACATTCGCGAAGACGTTGGCGACCCACTCAGTGCGACGCTTGATCCAAGAAATGCCGTTGCTATCCGTCTTCGCGTCGGGGAACAGGAGATCGATGTTCTCGATACCGTACTCCTCGGCGTGAGCCAGGAACGACTCCTTGATCGAGCCGAACTTCGGACCGTCCTTGACGATCGTCTCGAGCTGCGAGTGGGTCAGCGTCGGACGCTGCTGAGAAGCGGCCCCGCCAAGCGTGCCGTTCTGTTCGAAAGCGTTCATAGCCGCAGTGAAACCTTCCTTGTATTCGTGGATCAGCTGATCGGTTTCGATTTCGCTGTGCTTTACGGTGTCTCCACCGGAATTGTTGTCCCGCTCGTCCTGAACAGCGGCGCCGACGACGAACTCGACGACCTTTCGCTGCTTGTCGGAGAGAGTCCCGAGAACGTCCTCGACGGTCTCTTCATCTTCAGTCGCCTCGGCGTGCTGGAGCTGGGGTGCCATCTGTTCCTCTTCTTTCGTTTCGCCAGCGTCGGAGATAGACTCGTCAGCGTGCTGGATGAGATCGCCGAAGTCGAGTTCCTCGCCAGATCGGATGATAGCTTCATCTTCCGAGATGGTGAATCCGTCGCCATGAGCGAGGTTTACGCTTTCAATGAAGGCGCCAGGATTTGCCGAGGCAAGAACCAGACTCACTTCCTTGATGTCTCCACGCATGACGTCGCCGCCGCGCTGGATAAGCTTATTGGCCAGGATCGAGAGCATGTTTACATCACCATGCTGCACAAGAACCTTAGCGGACTTGGACGAAGCGTTGTCGTTAAAGTATCCCTCCGCGTAAACACCACCCGGTCGTTCCGTAAGAACGGCGTGACCAAGAATGTTGTCCGGGGAGTCATACTGGTGGTGCCAGACGAGAGGAACTACCACGCCGGACTGGTGCTTGAAGGCTCCGGCCCGAATAGTTCGTCCATCCGAACACAGCAGATCGTTCTTAGTGGCCCAACCACCAAAATCCGGCTTATCGCCAGTCTTGGACTGTCCCATTTTGAAGATCTCCTTTCGTTAGACTTGTTCGGTTTCTGAAACCGGCGGACTTGAGGGGTCAGGCTGAGGCATGTTGGAGTTGACCAACTTATCAGCCTTGGGATCTGCCGAAGGACGGAATCCAATGACGCCGCGAATCTCGTTCGCCGACAGAATTTCATTTCGAGTAAACTTGTCCGCGATCTCAGCGATGTTTGAGACCGGAACGTCCCGGAACGGATCACGGAAGGCCATAATGGACTGCCGCTGGGTTCGAGCGGTCTTCGTAAGGAGGGTTCGACGCATGGCTTCCGTAAACGCAGCCAGAATTGGATTCAGCGTGCGGTTGTAGTAGTTCAGCATCTCCTGCTCAGTGGCAGATCCCGTGAAGACCGACTCGGTCATGCCCAGCTGTCCATACAACATCTTCGTAAGATACTCGATCTGGGAAAGAAGGTTGTTTTCGGCCGGGCGATTCAACTGGGTGATCTTGTCAGCGGCGTCCGCATAGGCGATTCCGTACTTAGACCCCCTCAGCTGCATCTCGATGTCCTTAATCTTGGACTCGGCCTGATCCTTTCGGGTTTCAGACTTCACCACATAAGGAAGCTGGATAATCAGATCGAGCTTACCCGAACTAGACGCTTCGTCAACGGCATCGAGGATGTTGAGCTTCCTGATGAGTCGCTGAGCAGTCGAGTTCGGCTCATTCATGACCTGATACAGAGGGTTTTCGACGATCGGAGTGAGGGCCTTGGGTACCGTGAGTTCTTCTCGGCGACCCAGCATATCGTTCCATACACTTACTCGAACATGTCGAGGGTAATACTGAACAATCTCACCTACTCGCATCGACTTAATATCCCAAACGCCTGGCATTTGGGGATTTGTCGATGTATCGATCGGTACAAGAGCTACGTAGCCCTTATCACACATCGTCATGATGGCATCCTGACGAAAATGTCGAGAACCCTGGTCGATGTTGGCTTCGAGCGTCAGAATTTCATTGAGCCCGCTCGGAATATCGGTTTCGTATCGACCGTTCTCGTCAAGTCGAACATGCCGCATGTCAACCGCCGCGCCGTCGATACCCAAACGCATATATACCGAAGCAACAATCGATCGCTCATTCGCCCCAGTCAGTCTACGACGATTTGGGGTAACCCCATATGCCGCGCCGTAACTAGGATTGTATCCCTGCTCGCGTTCTTCATCCTTATCGATGAATGCGTTCCAGGCATGGGAGAGTCGATTGGCTCCGTTGGCCATCCGCTCGAAAATAGATACCACTATGGCTCACCTCCTTTCTTGGACTAGGTGATCCTTCTAGGAAACTCGCTTTACGACGAGATCGGAAACCCGAAGTCGCCCAGCGATGTTGAGTCGATCGCCGATCGTAGCCTTACCCGCAGCGATTCGTTCGCTCTGGGCCTCCAGGTCTTTAACACGCTTCTTGGCTGCGCCCTTAAGTCCACCATTTTTGATAATGCTGGTCAGGCTAGTAGTCAGAACGGCGGCCTTGGCTACCTCGAGCTTGGAGGCTTTGCCTTCAGCGATCCGCCTACTACGATTTGCCAGTGTGGAGTTGCGATCCGTGTGGGCTTCACTGGTTCGGGAACCGATACCGCCCTTTCGCTTACCCCACTTCATACCCTTCACGCCGATATGCTTGAGCTCGGCGTGGAACTCGGTCTTCAACTCATCAAGAGTTTTATCTGCGTGAGCCATAGAAGCCACATCTCCAAAAGAAATCGATACGATGAGTCCCCGCTCGTCCATCTGGACGTCAATAGGAGAAATATCAGTCATTCTCAATCAACCCCCATCTAGGCATGGCGTCGGTCTCAACATCGTATTCGAAACCGATCTTGAGCGCACCATCTGGACTAACCAAACCGAGCTCCTTGACCGAATCATTCAGCGCCTTGGTCATGGCGGTCGAATACTCGTTGTAATACTTGTCGGCGACTCGCTTATTCTTCGGATCCAGCATGTCCACGTTCTGGTATTCACGCTTACCGTTGATTCGATCGATCTCACCGTCGTTCATCTTGGATGCAGCACGATTGTAAGCGTCCATGGGATACTTACGGGTTGCCTTCTTGATCCACTTGTAGTCTTTCTTGGAGACTTCCACCCGAGAACCATCGGCTTTCGTAACGCCCCACTTCATACCCTTCACACCGTGATGCGCGAGGAACTCTTCCTTTTGTTCTTCGAGGTTTTTGTCCATGGTGGCATCACTTTCTGTTAGGGTCATAACCATGCGCCCTCATATTTACGTTAACTGCAATGTCGCCAGCCAACATATGTCCAATTTTTGCAGCGCCCACGGCGACCATACCTTGAATGAGAGGACTCTCGGCGTATGCGTTAATTCCTTCTCGGATTTGATGGTACGCAAGAGTCGACGCCATAAATGAGTTTCGAGTCCCAGAACCCATTACCTTAAGAACGGCGGCGCGTCCGAGATCACTCTCAACGAGGGCCGAAAGACCCTTAACCGCAAGATATCCTACGGCAGCACCACCAACGGCGCCGGCCATCTTTCCGCCCTGTCGGACGTACTTATTTCGACCCATGACCTTGTCTCGGCGAGTTTTCTCATCGCCTCTAGCCACTGAAATTTGGTCGCCCTTGGTGATCGAACGATTGATTCGTTGCGTCCCACGCTTACCATAGATCTGAGCATCCCGCTTTACCTGTTGGTCAGAATAATTTTCGCTCTTTCCGCGATGCCCCCAACGCATCCCTTTAATGCCGTGATGCGCGAGGAACTCTTCCTTTTGTTCCTCGAGGTTTTTGTTCATACCGACTCCTATTCAAACATTCCTCGATGGGATTTCCAGGCGACATACGCATCCATCAAGGCTGCCACGTTGTCGATTTTCTGATCTTGCCGCTTCTTGAGGAGCTTTCGGTTACCATTTGTGTCTTCCATAGTGATGGCATTACCCATCGCGAAAGACATAAGGTTCTGATCGAACTCAAGCAAGCCATCCTCGCTCAGGTGCTTTAGTTCACCAAGCGGGACGGATTCAGTTCGAGCTCCCTGAATAACCTTCTCGATTCCGTAAGGACCATTCTCGGTTTCCCAACGACTGACAAAGACCTTGGCATTGTAGGGGTCGTATCCGAGAGCGCGAACGTCGTATTCCGAAGCCAGGATATACTTATCCAGGTCGGTAAACACATCATCCATGTCCAGAGTGGATCCGTCAAGGACATGAAGGCTACCCTCATTGATGAACTCTTCGTACTTCGCTCGCATTGCGCCGGGAAGCTTCAGCTGAGTCGCGGAGGAGATGTAGCTTCGGGTTTTGATACCGAATCCACCAGTAGGTAGGGGGAACAAGAAAGTAAACGCACAGAAGTCATCGCCCTGAGAGAGATCGGCGCCCAAAGCGCAAACCATTCGCCAGTATTCCTTCTTCCGCTTGCTGGGGATCGTCTCTTCATAGGTGAAGAAGTACGTATAACCTTCCATTGGGATGCCGAAGCGCTTGGCAAGGATATCATTCCTCGCGGCGGGAGCCTTCTCGGCCCGTTCGACATCCTGCTGATAGGTTTCATACGAAACGGTCTTACCCAGGTTTGGGTTGGCCTTAGGCCACATCGCCGGATCATTTACTTCTTCGATTGAGTCGAGCTTATACCACCAGATCGAAACGTGAGGGTTGTAGTACTCGCCCTTGAGAATGTCCGCGAGTTCCATTTTGATAGTGTCGCCACTACCATTACGGACGGTGCCCTCAGAAGAGATCGCGACGATGATGTAATCCGGAAGCTTGGATGCGCCCTGCTCGATTGCGCCGACAACGTCCTCTCGAACGTCACCAGACAACCATTCGTCAATCGTAGACACCTTGGGTCGTAGACCCTGGAGCTTGTTAATCGACATCGGGCGAATCTCGAGGATCGAACCGGTGAGGAAGTTCTCAATCCCCTTCTTGGTAGACGCCAACTTGACACGGAGAGCCCTAGAGCCCGTCGTGTTCTGCAGCGAACCCTCGGTGAGGAACTTAAACAGCGGACCACGAGCTCGAGTGATGGCCGTTCGGAACGGCGACATCACTTCCTCAGCCTGCTTCATGGTCGGAGCCGTAGTGATTTGGTGAGTCGTCTGTGTATCGATGTTCAAGAAGTAACTTTGGATGCAGAAAGCGTACATCGATTTCGCTGCCCCTCGAGCAACGATGAGATACTGCTTACTAACCAACCGCTTCTTGATGGTCTTTCGGACGTAGTTTCCGCCATGACCGTCGGGCGAGGGAACGTACACGCTGCGCTCGACAAAGTAGAACCAGGCGAGTAGGGACTCGGCCCAGAGCTTGAATGAGTCTAGGAGATGGAGATCCGTTCCATCAGTTAGAGTGAGTTCTTTCTCACAGTAGTTAATGAAGCCATTAATGGCCCCATCGTCGTAGTAGTAATTCGGATTGGCGATGAGATCGTCGATGCGTTCCATCTCCATGGCTACTTCCTTGTTAACAGGAATTTCACCATTGATGACCTTTTCGCGAAACTCCCCATAATACCGAGGTGTTGCTGTATTGGAGAGTCCCATCGCCAATCCTCCTTACTAGACTAGAGATGCCGAGCCGTAGCCTTGGTGGCTTCGACCAGGACGTGCTTACCAGCATTGGACATGCTAGCTTTTACTGCCTTTGCGATGGCTTCCTTACCGAGCTGACCAACGGGACCCTTACTAAGGGCTACCGCGGTAGCTGCAAGTCCGCCAAGAGCAATGATGGCCGCAACCTTCTTGTGTCCGGCTTGGATCACGTTAGGGTTGAGGTCCTTGTACTTCTTTTCAAGCTGCTTTCGGTCGTTAAGCTTGCGAAGCTCCGTATTTGAGAGCTCGCTAACCTTTTTCTTCTTCAGACTTCGAGCTTCGGTATGATCCGATGAAGCAACACGGTCGGCTTTGCGAACGCCCCACTTCATACCCTTCACGCCGGCGTGTTCAAGTTCCGAAACGAGCATTATACCTCCTAGGGAACCGGAATGTCGGTGGAATATATGGGCTTGGGAGCGTACAAACTAAGTCGCCACTCCAATTCCGAGATCTGTGCCTTGAACGCCTCGATCGCGAACGATGTAGTCGGCGGGTCGAAAAGATTTCGAACCCGAAGGTACATATAACTCTTGACCTGGTTCAGGTAGAGCTTGTCCTCGAGGTATTGGGCCCATGTTTCAGAATCGTCTTCGATCATGAACCCCTCTGTGGGGCCGATACCGAGCTGAAGTAGGGTCGAAAAGACCGAGTTGATGTGGATCTTAATATCGATGTCGAATACGTCGTAATCTTCAGCGATACCAAGCAATTTCTTGGTACTGTCGAGGATGCTGTCGTCAGCCACAACAAACTCCCTTCTTTATAGATCGATCTACCAAAGCTTTGTATCCCCAGGTTTTCTTTCGATAAGTGGCTGCGGGAGCAGGCTTTTATCGCCGAAATAGATGGCATTATGGGTTCGGTGGGCGACACAAACGAGGTATTCCGGGTTCAAAATATCCGGATCTCCATCGTCAATGTCCTCGGGGCGCATTGGATTCATGTGATGAACGATAACCTTATCGTAAATCTCGAAACCCTCAACGCCCATATCCAGACCCATATCCCTAGCAATCACGACATTTCGCGTGTGTTTCCACTGCGCAGATCGATAGAAATTCTGGTTAATCCATCGGTCAAACCCGAAAGTAGACTCGCCAACTGAAGCACGAAGCTTCAAATAATCGAATCGTTCTTCGTGGGTTATAAACCGCTTCATTTCTTGATAAGAGCGGACGTTGTTAACCATCGTACTCTTCAAACTCTTCACCGGTCTGATATGACGTCATCGCCGCAATAGCGTCGCCATATAGCTTCTCGATGTTCTCACCCATGGCCATAGAGGTCACCCTAGCCTCCGCGAGCTTCGTTTCCGCGACCAATTTGGCCGTTTCGTGCGTGTGTCGAACGGATGCTAGTTTGAGAAAATGAGTGGTTTCCTGTGATGACGCCGTACCTTCGATTAGTTTACGTTCAACCAAATCGACTGCCAGACCAATGAGACGCTTCTCTCTGGCCTCTGCAGTGGTGGCCGGAGGGCGCTTTGAAACTGGTTTTTCAGCGTCCTTCCGGGGACGTACCATAGGTTTTCACCTCCCAATAAGCAAATACATAGAGTCAACCTGATGGGTCACCAGCCCGATTGCGCCCGACAGGACACAACCTCTTGAAAGGAGAATGGGTTGATGAGGACCCGTTTTTGTTTGGTCTGGTGACCCGTCAGGCGGACTCTATGTGGATTTCAGTGTCGAGTTTTAAGAAGCTCTCGAGTTTTGGACGTGTGGATCTTTTCCGGCCACCACTTACGAATAACGACCAAGGCCGCCAGTGCAGTGACAGAATATGCTACGTAACCATAGACAACAAACCTTGCAAAGGGTCTCCACCAAAGGATATCCCCGGGATCTTCGTACCATTTGCGATCGTGAGAAGGATCTAGGAAGATTCCAATCACGACTAGGCCGATAACGCCGATCAGCGAAAGCATGAATCGGAAAACGAAACGCCCGGCAGTTGTTGCTCTCGGATCAAAGAATACATAGTATAGAACTACGAAAACCACCAATACAATTGCATTATAAGCAATCAAAAGGTTCGCTGTGATCCAGAAAAACTCATTAAACGATTCGAAAATCGTTTGGATTGATGACAACCACTCCGTCATGGTTTACGCCTCCTTGGTGCGTAGTGTGTACTCAAAATCTTCCCCGAAACCATTTTGGTTCTTCCTACGCTCCAGATATGACGTTAGTGCATTAACTCTGGGCTGCTGCTTACGGACTTTATCGAGGGAATCGGTGGCTACGCGCTCCAATTCGGCAGGATCAATCCGTGATGGGTTTTTACTCGACCAACTGCGAATCATCATGTGGTGCCTCCCCTCTCTTGGGGACGGTCTCTTTGAAGAAGTGCGTTGTGATCTCATTTGCCACGATAAGCTGGCCGTTTTGCGTTGTTAGCTGGCCGTTCGACTCGAGAAGTTTACTTGCGCTGACTTCTAGACGTGTATAACGACTACCGGGCACCCACCATTCGCGGAAAGCACCGAAAACGATAAACAGACACAACATGATGAACAATGACCAGCCACCAAGAGCGGCCCAATCCTTGGTCATGATTGAGGTGATAAGATCAGGTTCTTCACCGGTCACTTGGACTGGCATCAAGAAAAGGTGCTTCATGCGGAGTCCTTTGGGATGGTTTTGCAGGGGGAACCGCGGGGGCTGAGGTGGCCTTGGGAGGTCTCAACCCCCGCGGGGTCATTCTATGGGGCGAGAACCGCGGCGTATTCCGTCGCGAGCCGTGCACTGTCGGCCAGGAAATCGTGAAGAACCTTTCGGGTCTCGTCATCTCCCGGTTCAGGCTCGGGCTCAGGCTCCGGGTCTGGATCCACGGCGGGAATCTTCCAACCGAAACGATCCCAGAGATCGACCTTGCCGAGATTGCCGTCCGTGCGAAGATATACCTTCGGGTTTCCGCTGTAGTTGCCAGGAACCTTCTCTTCGCTGGTGTACTGCCAAGCCACAATCGGCGCACTGGTCGTCGGGGGCGTACCCGGGTCTCCGTTGTTGGAACCCCAGCTTGCATCCCACGGCGCCCAGCCAAGATCCCAGACAATCTGCCAAGCAGGATCGTCAAGCATCGAGTCGCTGGCATAGATCAGACCGATGATGTCCTTGAAATATGTACGGAGCCGATTGATGGCTCGTACAACGTCCTGAGGAGTCCAGGCAACGGTCCCGGTTGCCGTCTCATGCTCGACATCGAAGGCGACGACTTCGCCAATCTTGAGTACGAGATTCTTCGCCCAGAAATCAACAGACGTCTCGGGCGTGAGACCGTTCTTGGCGCCGTTGAACCAGTAGTGACCGACCTTGCAGTTGTTCGCACGGAAGCGATCCAGCTGGTCCTGATAGCGAGGAGCAATATACGGGGAGTCCCCGGCATTGCTTCCGCCTGCCTTCAGGAAAGCATGACCACCACCCTTGCTTACGAACTCTGCAACGTCGAAGTCGCCCTGACTCGTGCCGAGATCGGGGAAGAAAATGAATCCTTCCGGGGCGACAGGTAGATCGGGCGTTCGAACCGGTGTCGGGTCCGGTGGAGTCGGTGGAGTGCCGCCACCAGTAACCTCAGCGATGACCTGGTTGGCCGCCTTGCTGAGGAACAGGCTGGTGTAGCTACCGGGGAGACCATCTTCCTTACCGTCATAGCCGGCCTTAGCCTTGGCCCAACGCTGAAGGAAATAACCGTAGTTGGACGGCTTCGTCTGATCGAGGTTGTGAGGAACCCCATCGACCTTGTAGTCCCCAGCAAGGAAACCCCAGCGCTTGCCGAGTTCCTGCATCCCTTTCACGCCGCCAGGACCGAAGTCTCCATCTTCCTTACCGGTGGAACCATCGACGCCATTGAAAATCTTCAGTACATTCATCATGCGCTGAAGATCGAGCATCGCCTGCTTCGTCAGTTCGAACCAATGGTAGTTGACAGCGGCGTTACCGCCATCACCACCGCCGGCAGTACCGGCGCGAGCAGCAGCAATGTCCGGAGCAGGATCGCTGTTCTGCCCCTGGTAGATATGATCTGCCGTAGTACCCTCGGTCGTGTGGATGTGAGGTCCACTCCACGAAGAACCGTGGTCATCGTTGAAGCCGGCAACGAGCCCGACCTTGTCGCCTGCCTCGAGAACCGTACCGTTGCCGGGACGGGTACCCTTGAGCAAGTGCGCCCAACCGATGTACTTACCATCGCGTGCTCGCTGAGCAACTAGGGAATAACCAAGGTAGGAACTGTGCAGATCAGAGTTGATGACCGTGCACTTCTCGTAAGCGACGACCGTTTGTCCGGCGCTACGTCGATAATCAGCACCGCGGTGAGGGCTAGGGCGACCAGCAGTCGAACCGAAGGGATCAACTAGAGTTGCGTAGCATTCTACAACAGCTGCATTAGCCATTGGTTACCTCCTTTGTCCAACAAAAATTGTAGGACGTGTTTTGGCGTTACGCCTTAAGTGCCGCGATGACCGCGTTGAGCTTGGCCTTGTTCTCGTTAGCCAGAGTAACGAGGGCATCGTACTCAGCCTTGGTCGGGTTGGCGCCAGCGGCCGCAACAGCGTTCGCAGCAGCCACCGGAGTGAGCGCAACGATCTGAGTCTTGGTCGAAACCGACTTGCTGGCGGAATAAGGCGTGCCATCGGGGTTGAAGAGGGCGAGCTTGGTGGTCTCCTGGCCGCGCTTAACGCTTGCCCGAGAAGTTACGATCGCTTGTTCGACTCGCTGAGCCATTTTGGTTCTCCTAAAGATTAGATCCCACCCACTTTGAGCGAGATGTCTATCACTTACAAGGAGTTTCCCCCTAGTAAAAGTGGGTCTGTCCCCCGGAAAATTCCCCCCGGGGATTTTTTGAAGAGGCGGGCGTCT